GCTGAAGGTTTGGATGCAGGTGATTATGGTATGTTTATATCAAGCACTTGGACAGACGAAACAACAGGCGAAGAGAAAACTAGGTTAGGAGTCAGGTATAATGAACTCTTAGCATTTATTATTGCAGCAATATAGGAATCATGCTTAATTCTACAGAAAGAACCTGTACAAGCTGTAATGAGACTAAGTTTTTAGAAGATTATTATTTTGAAAGCGATAGAAAAGGTGGCAAAAGACCAAGGGCAATTTGTAAAATTTGCCATTCAGAATATAACAAAAATTGGGAAAGAAATAATAAAGATAAAGCAGCAGCTAAAACCAAAAGATATAGACATAAATATCCAGATAAAACTAGAGCAGTAGCATTAAAAAGATATTTTAATATGACTCTTGAAGAGTTACATAAAATAGAAAAAGAACAAAACAAATCATGTATGATATGTAAAATACATCAAGATGATTTAGGGGAAACGCTTTGCGTAGACCATAATCATGAAAATAACAATGTAAGAGGTATTTTATGCAGAAGGTGTAATTTAGCATTAGGTCAGTTTAGAGATGATGACAAATTATTAGAAAATGCTATAAAATATTTAAAAAAATATAATAAAGGATACTTTAATTTAGGAGAATAATATGAGTAATACATATGAATGGAACTGTAAAACAGTAGATGTTTATCCCACATACGAAGAACATACTGACACAGTATATAACGTACATTACAGACTTAACGCTGAGAGTAGCGAGACACATGAAGTAGATGGTCAAGAAGTACCATACACAGCTAGTGTTTATGGCACACAATCATTATCACTTGATGATATTGGTTCTGACTTTATACCTTTTGCAGACTTAACTAATGCAGTGGTTACTGGTTGGGTAGAAGGCATTATGGGTGAAGAGGAAGTAGCAAATTTAAAGTCTGCTTTAGACTCTAAAATATCTGAAGAGATTAACCCAACTACTGAAACAAAAACAATAGGAGGTTAATATGGAAGTCTTGATTGAGATAATTGTCATAACAGGCGTAATATTGTTTATAATATATAAAAAGAAACCAGAATGGATTGAGTTAATAAAATCCAAATTTAAGAAGTAAGCACTATGGCAGATACCTATACCACCAATTTAAACCTAACCAAACCAGAAGTAGGAGCATCTACTAATACATGGGGAGGTAAAATTAACACAGACTTAGATACTGTTGATGGTATCTTTGCAGACGCTGGTAACGGAACTAGTGTTGGTCTTAATGTTGGTAGCGGTAAAACTTTAACAGTAGCAGGAACATTAACCTCTACTGGTACAGCATCTTTTACAACTATTGATGTCAATGGTGGTGCTATAGATGGATCACCAATAGGAGCAAACTCAGCTTCTACAGGTGCATTTACTACTTTATCAACAACTGGTTTAGCTACTTTAAACAGCGCAACAATAAGCGGTACATCTACATTAACTACAGTAGATATTAATGGTGGTGCAATTGACGGTACTGCTATCGGTGCTAATTCAGCATCAACTGTTGCAGCAACTACAATAACAGCAACAACTGTAACCGCTAGTGGCAATGTCAATACTACTGGTGGCGAGCTACAAATCGATGGTACTAACGTGCTAGAAAAAGTATATCCAGTTGGATCTATTTATATCAATGCAACCAGTTCAACCAATCCAGCAACATTGCTTGGCTTTGGTACATGGGTAGCTTTCGGAGCTGGTAAGGTTATAGTTGGTTTAGATTCTGGTGATACAGACTTTGACACAGCAGAAGAGACTGGCGGTGCAAAAACACATACGCTTTCTATTAGTGAAATACCATCACATACACATTCATTAAGCACTAGTGACAATCCAGGTGGTACTGGAGCAATAGAGGTTGCTGGTGGTGCGCCAACATCAACACAAACTACACAAGCCACAGGTGGCGGTGGGGCGCATAATAACTTACAACCATACATAGTTGCATATATGTGGAAACGTACAGTATAGGAGCTGACAATGGCCCTATACCCAATTACACCACCCGCAGGAATAATCAAAAACGGTACTGACTACGCTAACAAAGGACGTTGGGTAGATGGTGATTTAGTACGTTTTGAAAACGGTTATTTAAAACCAATAGGCGGTTGGACAAATTTTAAAGATACTGCACTCACAGGCATACCAATAGCTATGTATTCTTATAGAGCTAATAACGGTAATAAAGTATTAGCAGTTGGCACTAGAAGCAAAGTTTATGTTTTATATGACGATACATGGACTGACATAACACCAGTAGGTTTTGTAGGCGATATAGTCAACTCATCAACTGGTTATGGTACATACGATTATGGTGAAGAAGATTACGGTGACGAAAGATCAACATCTACACTAGCACTTAAAGTAGATCATTTTTCATTTGATAACTGGGGTGAGCATTTAGTCTTTTGTTGTTCTAGTGACGGTAAAATATACCAATGGAGACCAGATGCAGGATCAGGCTCACCAGATACCATAGCTACACAAATCAGCAATTCTCCAATAGGCTGTCAAGCCATTATAGTTAGTAATGAAAGACACTTAATAGCTATAGGATCTAATAGCGATCCAAGAAAAGTATCTTGGTCAGATAGAGAAGATAACACTAACTGGACATCTACTGCTAGAAATACAGCAGGTGACTTGCAAATACCAACAGGCGGTAGAGCTTTATACGCAGTTAAATGGCAAAACGATATTATTATATTTAGTGATATCGGTATTAATAGACTTTATTATGTAGGCTCACCATTTGTATATGGAATACAAGATGCTGGTGTAAGTTGTAAAGCTATTAGCCCTAGAGCAATAGCATCATCTGGTAACTTTATATCATGGATAGGTGAAAACTCATTCTTTACTTTTGATGGTAGACTGCGAGAACTTAAGTCAGATGTACATGATTTTATCTTTGATAATATACAAATAAACAGTTCAGCAAATACTTTTGGCACACATAATATAGACTTCAATGAAGTTTGGTGGTTTTTTCCAGTTGGAGATATAGACCAACAAACACCAAACAGATATGTTATTTGGAATTACTTGGATAATGTATGGTCAATAGGATCAATGGATAGAACATGTTGGGTAGACCAAGGTGTATTTGACCATCCAATATCATGCGATTCTAGTGGATTCGTGTATGAACACGATAAAAGACCACTATTCAATTCACCAGGTATAGGAACGCAAGTACCATTTTGTGAAAGCGCACCTATAGAAATAGGTAATGGCGATAGAGTGGTGCAAGTTAATCAGATTATTCCAGATGAAGAAGCAGCAACATTACCAGGTATAACAGTAGGATTTAAAGGTAGGTTTACACCGCTTGGTGCAGAAACAGATTTTGGTAACTTTACTTTTGATACAGACGGTTATACCGATGCAAGGTTTAGTGCAAGACAAGTATCTATGAAAGTAACAGGATCACTAACCCAAGATTTCCAAGTTGGTAAAATACGAGTAGATGGTAAACCAAGAGGTAGAAGATGATATCTCCAGAAAGTAAAAGCCAGTACATACAACAGGTTACTAATGCAAAAGTAGATCTAAACACTACTAGTTTAACTACTATATACACAGCACCATCAGGTGATGAGTTTGATTTTGCAATAATAGAATCTATCTTGGTATGCGACCATGACAACCAACAAACAAATGTAGACTTATCTATAACTTCTGGATCAGATGTATTTCATATATATAAACAACACAATATAAGCGCACACGCAACAGATGAATTATTAACCAGAGACTTAGTATTAAAAGCTGGTGAAATATTAAAGGCACAAGCTAACCATCCAAATTTAAACATAGTAGTAAGCTTAGTAGAATATGCAAAAGGCGATTAAAGAAAGCTGGCAAGAGGAATGGATAAGAACCAAACCTCTTATAGCAAAAGCGGTTAAACATCAAGATGCCTATACAATTGATGACATAGAAGATAAAATAAGAGAAGGAATATTCCTACTTTGGGCTAGCAATAATGCAGCATTTGTAACAGAGTTTGTAGTATTTCCACAGCACACCGCAATGAATTTACTTTTTTGTGGTGGTGACTATAAAGAGTTAGAGGCGATGTTGCCACACATAGAAGAGTACGCAAAGAAATGTGGAGTCAAAAGGCTTTACGGTGGTGGCAGAAAAGGATGGACAAGAAAGCTTAAACATCTTGGATTTGTAACAGAACATTTAATTAGAAAAGATTTATGAGTAAAGGAAAACAAACAACTACACAAGAAGCAACGCTACCAGATTGGCAGAAACAGGCCTATCAAGACTACCTGAATAGAGCGCAAGAAGCAGCCGACATGCCATTCCAAGGATATGCTGGCGATAGAATAGCTGGGTTATCTCCAGAAGAGCTACAAATGGGCGCAGGCATACAAGGTCTGTACGGTAGTGCGTTTGGTGGATTTGATCCTACTGGACAGTTACAACAATTAGCTGGTCAACAAGCCCCACAGTTAGGCGATGTCCAATCTTTATTAGATGTAGATATTGGCGCGTATCAATCACCTTATCAACAACAAGTTATAGATCTAACTGAGCAAGACTTTGCTAGACGTAGAGATTTACAACAACAGCAAGCGCAAGATGTAGCAATGCGTGCGGGCGCGTTTGGTGGATCAAGAGGAACTATATACGAACAAGAAGCATTAAGACCATTACAAGAACAAGAGGCTAGAACAATTGCAGATTTAAGACAATCAGATTACCAACAAGCATTAAGATCTGCTGAGTCTGACATAGGAAGACAACAACAGATGGCTATGCTTGCACCAGAATTAGAGCTTAGAGGTAGACAACAACAAGCTGGACTCCTGGGCGGTTTATTGGGCGGACAACAACAAGCACTAGGATTACTTGGTGGTTACGGTGGTTTATCCAGAGGATTAGGACAAGCACAAAGAGACTTTGACTTCAGCGAATTTATGAGAGAACAACAATACCCAGCATATCAATTAGGATTGCTAGGACAAGGCGTACAAGGTATGCCATCATTGGTTGGTCAGACACAAACAACACAATCATCACCAGGATTAGGTGGAATACTTAGCGGAGCAACTGGGTTGCTTGGTTCGGCTTGGACTGGCGGATATAACCCATTTGGTTTTTTACCTGATAAATAAACTTAGGAAATTTATATGGCAATTTTAAATAAACAACCATTTATAAACACAGGTTTGTTTGATGATATTAATAAAACAAATAATCAAATAAATTCTATGAATATACCACAGGCACCACAAGTGCCGCAGGTAGATCCAATGGTTAGAAGGCAAAGAGCTGGAAATATGATGCTTGCTTTATCAGATGTTTTAAGAGGTCAAGATCCTTCTCAAGGTGTTTTGCAAAGACAGCAAATGATAGCCCAACAACAGCAAAAAACAAAGTTAGCCTCAACTATAGATAAACTTAATTTGCCTGAAGCACAAAAAAGTTTGTTAAAACTTTTGCCGCCAGAACAACAATACGAAGCTATATATCCAACAATAAAAAAACAACAAGATCCAATGAGTTATAGAGAATATGCTTTAACAGATGAAACTCCCACAAGAGAGGAATATAGAAATTATATAATTGAAAAAGAAAAAGCTAAAGGAACAGTTATTCAAATGGGAGCAGAAGAAGAGGAATATATTAAATCTCTAGCTAAACTTGGAGAAACAGATATTACAGAGTCCAGAAAAATTGCAACAACAAGCAGAGAGCTAATACCAAGACTGCAAACAGCACAAATTTTATTGCAAAATCCAGACTTTGTAACAGGTCCATTAACAGAAAAGTTTTTACCTTTAAAGAAACTTTACAATGATTTGACAGGTCAAGACCAAACAGAAGTAAGTGGGCAAGAGCTATTTCAAGCTTTAGCCAATTATACAGTACCTAGAATGAGGCCTCCTGGGTCTGGTGCAACTTCAGACTTTGAAGCTAATTTATTTTCAACAGCAACCATAGGATTAGGCAAATCAAAAGAATCTAACGAATTGTTGGTTGCAACAATGATTCAGCAAGCAAAAAGAGAGCAAAAATTATTAAAAGAAAAAGAAAAATATTTTTTAAAAAACAAAGGTAACACAGTTGGTTTTGAACAATATCTAGAAGAAAATAATTTAGTACCTCCCTTGTACCAACAGATTAATTTACAAAGCCAAGACATTGGTGAATTTTATGACAAAGGATTAATTAGAAACGGTGAAGCTTATATTGATATGACAGATCCAAATTTTCCAAAACTCACAGTCTTTAGAATAGCGGATTTTGACTAATGGCAAACTATAAAGGAAAAAAATACACACCAAATAAATCTGTAGTAGATAGATCTAAAATAGGTGGATTTAAAGATATTGTAAGATCTGCACTAGGACAAGGCTTGGCTTTTGGTTTCGGAGACGAGGTTGAAGCTTTTACAAGATCGTTAGCCAGCAATAAAGATTACGATGATATAGTTGAAGAAATCCGTGCAGAAATTGAATTATTTAGAAAAGAAAAACCAGCTTTAGCTTATGGCTCTGAAATAGCTGGCGGTGTTCTTACTGGTGGTTTAGGAGTTGGAAGAACGGCATTAGGAACAGCAGGAAGAAGTGCTTTAACTGGCGGAGCTTATGGCGTGGGTATGGCAGAAGGTCCAGTTGAAGAAAGACTAAAATCAGGTGCTGTTAGCGCAGGTTTATCTGGTATAGCTGGCCCTGTTTTACAAAAAGTATTACCAACAAAAACAGAACAGGCTAAAAAACTAATGGATGAAGGTGTTGAGCTTACTCCAGGTCAAGCTATGGGCGGTGCAGAAGGAAGTGTTATAGGAAAAGGTTTACAAAGATTAGAAGAAACTGCTACATCTATACCAATGCTAGGAACTGGTGAGGCTTTACAAAGATCAAAAGAGACTTTTAATATGGCTGTTTATAATAGAGCGTTAGATAAAATTGGTTATCAAATGCCTAAAAATATAAACATAGATGACGCACCAAAAGTTTTTCAAAAAACCATATTAGATAGATTGAATCAAACCGTTTCTACTTTAAAGGTTAAAAACATTCCAGAGTTACAACAAAATATTAATAATGTTTTACTGGATAGCACATTAACAAAACCAGAAATCAAAGCAATAAACAACAAATTAAATAAAATGATTTTTGAAAAAAGTAAAAGAAAAACTGTTAGCGGCCAATTAGCTGGTAAAGATCTACAAAAAGCAGATTCATATTTAAACAAACAAGCCAGGAATTATTCTACAAGCACAGACGCAGCACAAAGAGAGATAGGCGATGTATATTCTGATATCTATAGTGTTTTCTCAGACCATTTAATAAAAAATAATCCGCAATCAATAGTAAAGAATTATAAAAATGCAAAAAATGCTTATGCTGATTTATTAACAATATCAAAAGCTGGCACAGTTGCAGCTGGAGATTCTGTATTTACACCAAAACAATTATTAAGACAGTCCAGGGCATTAGATCCAACATCTGCAAAAAGAAAAAGCTTTATTGGTGAAGGAAGATTACAAGATATTGGAAGGCTTGGCGAAGATGTTATTGGTAAAGGTGTTCCAGAATCAGGAACAACAGGAAGAATGTTGACAGCCTCAGCCGCGCTCGGCGGTCTTGGTGCTGTAGATCCATTATCCGCTGCAATTGCAAGCATGACTCTTGGTAGTTATCAAAGCCCGATATCACAAAAATTATTATTAGAATCTTTAAGCGCAGGTTCACAAGCAGCACAAAGAGCTGCTCCTTTAGTAACTACTGAACTTGCAAATCCATTAATAAAATAACCTCATGGCTCGCCAATCAGAAAGAGTTGGCCGATCTGGAGAATATTTAGTAGCCTCGGTGCTTTCTACCCTTTCTGATACTGTTACCGTGATGCCACATGGTTCTAAAGCCGACATCATCTTTGAGGTTGGCCAAACTCTTTACAAGTGCCAGGTCAAAACACAAAAGCAAATAGAGAAAGCTAGAAAGAGTTGGAGGTTTGATCTTAGATGTGGATCTCATTCTAGGAATAGGTTTTATAATAAAGGTGATATAGATGTGTATGCCTTGGTTGCATTAAATTGTCAGAAGGTAATGTTTTTCTTTCCAGATGGGAGCAAGCAAATATCTGTTAGAGACAAAGATATCCAAGCGATTGACTCGCTAAAAAATGTAGAAGATCTATTTAAAGAGCTTCAATGTCAACAGACACCATAGGATCTTCGTAATGCTCAACAGAGTTCATACCTAAAGATATTAGATACTCAGCTACCTTGTGTGGTTCTTTCTGCTCGCTCTTACAAAAATCCTTAAACTTTTTAGCAAGATGTTTGTTTACATATATTGGTTTTCTTCCGTTTCTTTCTTTAAGAATCGGATCGTCAAACTCATATAAGTTCATAGTTACCTCATTAATCAAGAGAAACTTCTACAGAATATTTACCAATGTCATTACCCTTAGAATCTACACCATGTACCATTTGTAACTCAAGATCTATAAAGTGTTTAGCTTTTAGCAAGTCAGTCACTCTATCACTCTTCTCGCCTTTACTTCTGGTTATGTACTTAAGACAACTACCAAGGTTGTATGACAAATTGTTAGCGTATATATAATCTATAGGCTGTATTCTGGATTGCTTGTAATGCGTTCCAGCTACTTGGTTATTAGTAGCAAGCTTGTCTATTGCTTGATCCCAATCCTTTTCATCTCCTGTGTTCATATGTGCATATACAGTTTTATTCATAAAATTTCTCCACTTTTTTATTATTATACTACTTGTAAATTAGTAATATTGGTATATTATAAACAAAAATATTAATAAAAGGGAAATTTATGGAAATATTAGAAAAGAATTTTGACATATCAAACACCATAGAAGTTGACGAACTCGCAGACAGGTGGGGAGTTAGCAAGAAAACAATTGATAATAGAAGGTATAGAGGACAAGGTCCTAGCTATTTCAAGATTGGTGGCAAGATTAAATATGATCTTGATGATGTGAAAAGAATGGAACAAGACTCTTATATTTCTGTAAATGGCACACGCTAAGTTAAGTCCTTCATCTGCAAAGATATGGATGGCATGTCCAGGTATGCCACAATTACTTGCAAGTACAAACGTAGAATACAAGGTAGGTATACCCGCTGCTACTGGTACATTAATTCACGAAATGGTAGAGACACTACTTAAAGGTAGGTTGAATAACTTAACCATAGAAGAATATTATCTAGGTACTACACATCATGTAGAAGACTTTGACATCACAGTTGACCAAGACATGATTGATTGTGCTAATGATTATGTAGACTATATAGATCAAAGAGTACAAGAGCTAGACATCAAAAGACCTTTGATTGAAGAGAAGGTTAACATGCCAGAGATACATACAGATCTATGGGGAACAGCAGATGCTATTCTTATTGGTAAAGACACCATAGAAATAATAGATTTAAAGACAGGTAAGTGGGCGGTTGAAGCAGACAACCCACAAATGCGTATCTATGCACTAGGTGCATTATCAAGATACGGAGACGATTGCACAGTTCAAATGACCATTGTACAGCCAAGAGGTTGGCACAAAGATGGTCCTATTAGATCATATTCCATATCAGCTATTAACTTAGTTGATTGGGCTTATGAAACTTTGAAGCCAGCAGCTGATGCTTGCTATGAAGAAATACCCACATATAACTATAGTAAAGACGGATGCCGTTGGTGTAATGCTAAAGACGTATGTGATACTTATAAACAAAACCAAAAGGGAGACTAAAATGGTAGAAGAAAATACAAATCCAACCTTCAGCTTTGAAGATGGTGGTACAGAGTATAGTTTTGATGATCTAAATGATGAGCAAAAGCTATCCTATAATAAATTAGCAGTCGTTGAAAAACAAAAGAATGATTTTGTTGCCAACGCTAATTTTGAAGTAGAGAAGTTAGACATACTAAGAGCTGAATATTCTAAGAGATTAAAAGACTCTATAGAAAGCGAACCTGTAATAGAGGTGGCTGAGTGAGTCTAGCTAATATAAGAAAGAAGGCAAAACTAAAACCACCAATCATGGTCATCTATGGACCTGGTGGTATTGGTAAGACAACCTTTGGCGCGACTATGAATAAACCAATTATAGTACAAGCTGAAGATGGTATCGGTAAGATTGAATGTCCACATTTTCCTGTGGCTAAATCTTATAACGAGTTTGTTGGTAATCTTAAAGCATTAATAGATGATGAGTCTGAATTTAAAACTGTCGTTATAGATAGTTTGGATTGGTTAGAAACATTAATGCACGAACATGTTTGTGAAAAGAATGGGTGGCCAGATATATCTGCACCAGCCTACGGAAAAGGTTACAGCGCTTGCATAGAGGTATGGAAGGAGTACTTAACCTTATTAAACCAATTAAGAGATAAAAGTTTTACTATCTTACAAATTGCACACAATGAAGTTAGAAGGTATGAAGATCCATCTAGCGAACCGCATGACAGACATCAAATCAAGTTGCACAGAAAAGCAGCTGACTTGGTGATAGAACACAGCGACGCGGTATTCTTTGCTAATTACAAGATAGGTACTATCCAAGTAAAAGGCAAAGGCGGTGGCATGACTACTAAACTAAAACAAGGTGATAGAACTATCTTCACTCAAGAAACACCAGGCTTCCAAGCTAAGAACAGGTTTGGTCTGGATAATGAGATGCCTTTTGATTGGAAAGAAATCAGAGAGCAGATGTTGAGATGAACGAGATATTGCTATTAGAGTACAACGAGTATGATCCTGGTGAAGATCCACAGTATACAGACGGTTATTGTAACTACTGCGGGTCTGAAGAGGATGATTGCGTTGAATATAAATGTTGGATTTAAAAAAGGAGTAAATAATGGATTTAACAAATTATGATGTAAATACTGTCGGTGAAGGCAGAGGACAAGTAGAGCCAGGCAGACATGTTTTGCATTGGCAAGGTGAAGAAGAGGCGTTGATAGAAGGTAAGAACGGATGGCGCGGGTGCAAGATGTATTTTGAAGTGGGTGATTCTGGTATAAGAATTAGTCATGTCTTTTCTGTTGCGCATAACAACGCTGCTGTGGTTGATAAAGGCATTAAGTCAATGCTACTTATGGCGCAAGCTATGGGTATTAAAGAACCACCAAAAGATACTTCTACTGCATTTATGGGTAAGAGCGTATCTGCTGAACTAATAAAAGGTGATACAGGATATCTTGAAATTGATGAAAAGTTTGGTGAGACTTGGCAATCAACTAATGCAAAGCCAAAAGTTGTTAGTGAGAAGCCAATACAAGCTGGCCCATCAGAGGCAGACTTAGCAGCAGTAGGATCTACTACTGACGATGAAGCACCATTTTAATTTTGATGGTAATAAAAGGCCTACGCTGTGCGCTTATTGTAAGCGTCCAGCAGGCCCGTTTTTAAAACAAGACGGAGAACATTGGCTTGGAGCGTGCTGTATGGATCATTTAAAAAAGATTGGTGAAGGTTTGAGACTGCCAAACAAAGCACAATTAAATGATGATGGGATTGAATACTCAATAGCGCAAACCAAAAATTTATATTTAGATCTAACACTTAAAGAAGAAGACAAACCATTACATAAATGGGAAAGGGATAACAGAAAGAAAGTTTTTACTTCTATCGTTAGAGAATATCTAAACTGGGCGAACGTGCAAGCCGAGTTAGATGACCAGAGAGCTGCAAATGGATTTAACAAAGTACCTAAAGAGGGACGTACTCTATAACGATTTAGGATTTAGTACAGGGAAGAGTACACACGATTTAATAAACGAGATGCAAGCACAAGGATTGCTTGTAGACTTCTTACAAATAGCTGGCGAGATAATCAGAGTTCCAGTTAAAGCAATAAACAGTAAACCAGATACAGGTGGACAACGTAGTGGTTACTATGTAGTGAACCAGGTGGGTGAACACATGTTCTGCACCTATGGTAATTGGAAGACTGGGTTTGAAGGCAAATGGTCTTCTATAGATACCAATAGCTTAAGCGTAGTTGACAAGCAAGCACTACATGAACAGATGATACAAGCATCTGAAAAAGCGAAAGAGCAAAGGAAACTGAGACAAGATGAGGTTGCCGTAGAAGCACAAGAAAGAATAAATATATGTCACGATGCTACTGAACATGAATATCTCACGAATAAAAAAGTTAAAAGCTATGGGTTGAAACAATTAAATGGTAACTTAATTGTTCCTGTCTATTCTACAACAGGCGAGCTTCGTTCTCTACAGTCTATTGATAAAAAAGGCAACAAAAGATTCAAATCTGCATCAGAAATTAAAGGCAATGTATTTTTAATTGGTACTAGCTTTGCAGAAATAAAAAATATAGAAAAATTAATTTTAGTTGAGGGCTACTCAACTGCTGCTTCAGTATATGAAGCTACCCAAATTCCTGTAGCTTGCGTATTTAGTGCTAACTTCGTGTTAGATGCAGCCTCTAAATTACGCGGGCTAACAGGTGCTAGATTTATTTTAGCCCTAGATAACGATGAGAACGGCGTGGGTGAAAAGAAAGCGCAAGAGTGTGCAAGTGCTGTGCTTAATTGTGCGGTGCGC